TTTTTAGAACACCATTAGCTTCATCAACCCACCATTCATATTGAAAGGTTGTTGAAGGTGCTGAAGTACCAGCATTATTGGTAGCAATAGCAGATAAAGCATTGTTTAGATCAGCTCTAAAATCTGCACCGCTTTGATTTATTAAATTATAGTCATGTTGCATTTTAAATTCCTATTTTTATTAATTTTATACCTTGCTTTGATATTTATAAATTCTTTAACATTAAGTTTCTGCATTAATTTTTATGATGGTTTTGTTGGAAATTGCCAATCCATGATAGAGCCATCATAAGGATGGCTTACATCATCACTCACATAGTTCTCATGGTTTCTTAAATTATTAGGTATATCTCTTAATTGTTGTCTATATGTTTGCCATTCTGTTTTACTTGAATCAGACAATGGGCTATCAGGTATTTGTGTCCAATCAGAATCTTTTAATTTTCTATTTCTTTTATCTATTACTTCTTGCCAATATATATTCATAATTATTTATTTAATCCATAAATTGTAATTGCACCATGGTCAAAAGCAGAAGTACCGCCAGTGTTTGTTCCGCTTACATCATCTGTAGCTCCAAAACACCAAACTGTTACTGTTGTATTCCCTGCTACTGTAATTTTTGCATTTACACCTCTATTTCCTAAAGCATAACTACTTGAAGCACTAAAATGCTCTGATGCTAAATAATCACTAGCACTTGTACTTGTATAAGCTGTAAGACTAGATGTTGCCCTTGCAGACATTACAAATAGTGTTTCAGTAGCACTGCTGCTAGTACCCTTATAATCTACCTCACCATGTATTATAAATGTTCTATTACCAGTGTAATTTGCTGTAGTAAATTGATGGCTAAATAATGGCACATCACCAGTAACAGTTGTAACAGATGAAGAACCCAATACATCACCAACAGCATAATTGCCACTACTTGCAATACTTGCAATATGATAAGGCTCTGCTGTTGTATAACCTGTTCTATAAAACTCATTAAATTCTGTTGCATTCCCTGACTCACCAGCTACGCCATCAATAATACCAATGCTTCCTGCATTAGCATTAGTGAAGGCGTTAAAGTTACCAAGTATTAAATTACCATTACCATCAGTGTCAATAGTCACACCATCAATTAATATTTTATCTGCTGATAGATTGGTTATTCTTGCATTATCAATAAGAACAGTACCACCGCTAACAACAAAAGGACTTATGCTAGAACCAGCATCATTATCTATTTTAAAGGTATCAGCTAAAAATGATATTGAGCTAGTTGCTCCTGTTCCTGAATCAGCATTACTTTCAAGAACCATTTGTGCAACTTTTCCATTTGCGTTTAATTGCAATACATAAGCAGCAGAAGCATTGTCATTTATATCTGTTATTGCTGATGCGTTGGTTGTAACAGAAGCTGTATTTCCAGCAACTGTAGAGGTTAGATTAGTAATACTAGAAGCTAAAGCTGTATCAGCAGTTGCTCTTGTAGTAGCTTCAGAGGTAATAGCAGCAGTGTTGCTACCAACTGTAGAAGTTAAAGCTGTAATACTTGCAGTCAGTGCATCATCAGCACTTGCCCTAGTTACTGCTTCAGAACTTATAGCAGAAGTGTTGCTTCCAACTGTAGAAGTTAAGCTGGTTATGTCTGCTGCTAAAGCTGTATCAGCAGTTGCTCTAGTTACTGATTCAGTAGTTATAGATGCAGTGTTTCCATTAACAGTAGAAGTTAAAGATGTAATGTCTGCTGCTAAAGCTGTATCTGCAGTTGCCCTAGTTACTGCTTCAGAAGTAATAGCAGAGGTATTAGTTCCAACTGTTGCTGTTAAAGATGTTATGTCTGCTGCTAAAGCTGAGTCAGCAGTTGTTCTTGCTGTTTGTTCTGTTGATATTGCAGAAGTGTTTGTGCCAACTGTTGTTGTTAAGCTGGTTATTGCAGAAGTATTAGCTGATGTATCAGTTGTTAGTGTAACTATGTCAGACTCGGCTGATGCAATATTAGTGCTGTTTGCAGTCACAGTGGTACTTAATGAATTATACAAAGTTACTAACGAAGAATCTCTAGCTTTAACCCAGCCATTGTTAGCTGCGTTTCTTACATAAATTTGATTGTCATCATCTGTATCAGCCCATAAATCTTGCGATTGTAATGCCGAGCCATCACTTCTTGTTGTTGGTGCTGAAGTAGATTTTATTAATTGAGTTGAATCAACACCACCAGCATTAATTGCCGATTGAACCTCTGCTGCTAGTTTATCTAGATCAACAGCACCATCTTTTATATCTACTGTACCTGTTGGAGCATCGCCAATATTAAAAGTTAATGTAGCTGCACTGCCTTCAACACCCATAGTGTTTAAAGCAGTAATACTAGCAACATAATTAGTGCCAATAGGTAAAAAATTTAAGTCGCAATTATTAACATCAACTATTCTATTTATCTGCTGATTTCCAGAACTGTCTTTTATATTAATACGCCATTGATAGTAAGGGTAATCAGTAGGTAAATCCCATGCTAGAAAAGGTCTACCTGTTGAACTAGAACTAGTATCAGTAAATGCTATGTTTGTTGGAGCTTTTACAGCATAAGCTGAAGGGGTATTTTGTAATGCTTCTACTGGCTCTTGTGGTGGTACTTCCCATGTATAAACATCAAAGTATTCTATTATGCTAACAGCAACTAATCCATTAGGCTGAAGTTCTAATGCTTCAACTCTACAAATTTTGCCATTAAATCCAAGACCTGTATAACTTAAATCGACTATATCACCACAATTTAATTTATACATTTCAGGAGTTCCTAGGAACTGCATAGTAGTCTGATTTCTACTTCTGGTTAAGATTGCCTTACCCATGTTGTAAGCAATATAAGGATCTGTTACATAAGGAAATTCAGCTTTTATTTCTAATATCTCATCCCCATCATCTGAATAATATTCAGGATTTGCATCATGTAAAACTGTAGCTGTATCTAATTCATATTTTTTATTAGCATTAAAAAATTCAATAATTACTTTATTTGCTTTTTTATCTTTATTACCATAATCAACACTAATACCAGCATCAGAAATAATATGATTATCATTAATACTAAAAGTAGAAGAGCCTGTATCTTCTATCTGTAATTCATATTTACCATCAATATAAAGAAAAATACCACGCATATTGGCAAGTAATTCTTTTGCGTTTTCCATAACAGTCTTATTACCATCAAGATAACCATTGCAATGAAATCTTTTAACTTTTACTAAAGAAGTACCTGATTGTGAAGAGTAAGTTTGACTTAAAGTAGCTCCTATAAAAATTTTGTAATTAACTGACGATTCATCAAAAAAACCCTCCCTTCTAGCTTCAGTTATTTCTATTGCATCTAAAACATTATTTCCATTAGCATCAAATAAACTAAGTAATTCACCAACTTTATTTTGCCACCAAGATTCTTCAGTACCTAAGATGGTAATAAAATTATCTCCTGATACACCACTCCAAGTAAGTGATTTTGCTGAACCATTGAAGTAAGGCTGGTCAACTAATGTATCAGCCTTGTTTGCGGCAGTTGTAAAGGTTGATATGTTAATTTGAGATTCTAATAACCCTTTTCCATAATCATTGTTTGAAATTAGGTCAAGGAAGCATAAGGCTGGATTGTCTGACCATTCATAAGTTGATTCAGTTCCAAAAGTCTGATTACTATCTCTAGGGTCATAAACTTTTTTACCTTTAACTTGAACTGTTATTTGTGGGACTCCTCTAAATTGACCTTTTGAATCATAGATAAAGGAAGCTGCAATATAAGCAACGCCATTTAATTTATGTGCTGTAGTCCATTTACTACCAATAGATGCTCTAAGCATAGGGTCTGCTATTTGTGTTGCAGCTCCATGATGTGCATTAAAAACATATCTATAACCACCTAGTGCTGGATTAGTTCCAAACGTACCACCAGTTAAATCTACTGAACCTGAGTTTTGATTGGCTGTACACAAAGAGCCTGCACCAGAAGATATTTTGTCTGAGCCTAAATATCCCCCATTTCTAAATTGATTGCTATCAGTTAGTGGATTTCCATCTATTTCTAATGTTTTAAGGTTAATTTCATCAACTTCTCCAACGCTTAAAGCATAAACCACATAAAG